CGTTCGTTCATCCGTACTTGTCGTAAGGACATTAATGCTTGCAGTTGTGCATTAGGATCGGCTGCTACTCCTGCTCCTGTGGCTCCTGTTGCACCCATCGGAGCACCTGTTGTCGAGCCGGCTCCTCCGCCTCCGGCACCTCCTTTGCCGTACATCAATCCGGGAGATAATCCCGCGGCATCCATTTGTGCGACTTGGTTGGCGTAGCTTTGATCTTGGTAGGTTCTGTTATACAGTACCTGTTGTCTTTCGAATGCGTTTTCCGCCGCCATCTCTCCGTATTTGTAGTTTATTCGAGCTGCGTTCTCCGCCATTTCTTTTTGTTGTCTTATCTGTTTCTTTCTGCCTATACCCAGCATATTGAGGATTCCTGATGCGCTGCCTATGGCTCCTGCGAGAGGGTTTGCGATACCCTCTCCTTTTTCGAGCAATTTTAGTAAATCTTCGAAGTTCATTTTCGTTCTTTTTTCAAAAAGAATTTTATACTATGTTCTTGTTATATATGTATAAACGTCTACCGCCCTGTGCCACATGTATTTATGAGGGTTAAAAGAGGGGGGCGGAAACATCCCCCCTCTTTGAGTTCTGGTAGAGCTTTATACGACTGCTTTAGCTCTTTTCGGGATCGGTCTTTGCTTCTGTCCCGAAATCTTTTGCGGCTTCGGTTTCGCCCTTGTTTTTTGCGATCTCGTTTGCTATGCTTTGATTGATTTTATCTATTGCATCTATCGCTACTTCGAATCGATCTGTCCTTATGTCGAATTCGGGTTGTACTCCATCTTTTTTTTCCGTGTAGATTGTTGGAAATACTCCATCTTCCATGTCATTGGATTCTCCGTTGATTATTTTTCTTAGTTTTACTTCTCTTGGTTCTGCTTGATACGTGAGATTCGGATTATCGATACATCCTTTTCTGCTTTTTGCTGTTTTCATAGTATTATAAATTTGGAATTTGTTTTGCTGACATTACTCGGCGCGCTGTTACATCGAATGCCACTTGGACCCAGAAGTTTTGCGAGCTTAGTCTCGACTCCGCGAATATATTGTTATATATTGTCGGATCGATGTATGTCGACGGGTTAGAAATTGTTCCATTTGTACTTTCTTCGTATACTCTGTTTAGACACATGAACGCTAAAGGCATTCCCGCGGCAAATTCACCGTATGTTTCGTTTACGTCTGTTGTGTATTCGATCCATGACGGTTGTTTTCCTAATGATGCATAAGTACACTTGTAGTTTTCGTCGAGTTCTGTGCTCCATGCGGCCGCTTCTTCTGTGATTAGTTCTTGGAATCCGATTGCGTCTAATGTTGGCTTATGGAAGTCATCCATGTTTTGCAATCTTGTCCACCATTTGTTGCCTTGGCTGTAATCGATTCTTGGTGTGATTGAACCTAATGCCATAATCATACTGGGCTCTGTGCATTTGATTTTCAAATCCCTTCCGGATTTGTACATAGTTGCTATTCCTCGTCCGGCAAGTGTTCCTAATGGCTCTTCATCTGTCGCTGCGTTTGATACGATTTCGTCGAATGCGATTTCGCTCTGCATTCCGCCGCAGAATATAGGAGATTCGGGTAGTGTTGCGCTTCTGATTCCGTATGTTGCTTCTCTCCATGCTTGGTAGGTACCGTCTGTGATCGCGACGCGGTTTAGCATATTGAATATTTTCTTTTGAAGAATCAGAGCGTCCATGGTAAGCTTTCCATCGGATACGTCTACCGCTGTAATTGCGTTGATTCCTCCCGTCGTTCCGTCTATCCATTCGGTATTCAGCCAGTTGTTGAACCTGTCGCTAAGGTATGTTTTTACCGCTAATCCCGCTTGTGAGAACCACGCCATTGAGCTGATATATGTTTTCGTGCGATCGTGATTCGGCAGCTCTAAGGGCCCTGTTGCTGCCATGTATGGCAATTTTGTATTTTCTACTATATATGCTGAGGTGCTGGGTGCCGCTAAGATTTTGGTTCGTTCATCGTCGATGTCCTTTAATGAGAATTGTGTTAGTTTGATTTTTTGGTTATCCGGCATTGTTATCGGGTTTTTTCCGGATGTAGCACTTATTTTGTATGCGAATTTGACTTCCTTTTTGATTTGATACATGTAGATGTCGGTCGCCTTTCTCGGGTTTTCCGGCTTCCTGATTCCCGGCGCTTCCGGGTCTGTTCGTTCGAACACAAAGGCGTCTCCGAGTCTTGTTATGCCGTTTCTCTCTATTGTCGGTGTTTGTGGATTATTCGTTAAGAATTGTATCTCATTGACTTCTTCGGGTGAGATTTTTTCTTCGAATTCCAGTTTGATGAACAGCGGTTTTTGAGGTGTTGGAACGGCTGTGTATACTGCGGACATGTTATTATACCATGTTATTTTCCAATCGACCCCGTCTCCTATCTGGATTTTTTTCCAAATATGGTCCACTCCGGTGATTACATATGCCTTTTCTTCTTGTTTATTGGCGTAATAGTTTTTGAATATATCCCAGTATGCCAGATTGAATATTGCAGGAAATCTTCGGAGGTATTGATTGACCTCGGAGTGTCCGAATCCCTTTATTCCCAGGTACGAGAGTAGTGAGCTCGGGTTGACTTGTCCTCTATTGGTATCCTTTTCGTAGATTGATGTATTAGCTGAATACACTTCGAATTGTGGTAGTAGTACTTTATTCATTTTCAGCCCTACTCCCAGAGCATTGTTATGCAATGCTGCTATGTAGAGTCTGATCGGAATTACGAATACGTCGATTTGGTGTTTGAAACTTCCGAATACAGGTCCGGTTGTTGGTAGCGTTTTCACTTTTGTTGTGATGTCGATGTAGAACGTCGTTCCATCCAAACCTATTTGACACCAATAGGGAACGATTGTACCGCATGCTTGCGTAGTTCGGATTATTTTCCCTATGTTGTGCGATGATCTGCCGAAATTGGGCAGATATACTTCCATTTTGCTTTCGCTTCGGATTCTGTCTCCTCCTAATGTTTTTTTCATGGCTTATTTTTCTTGAACGTTTATCATTTGGTTATTTACGTGTGAGATGAATATGAGTGTTGCGGTTAAGATGTCATCCCATGTTTTTTTAGATAGATGTTCTTCGGCTTCTTCTTTGGTGTCGAACTCCTTTCCGTTTACGAGTGCTCCGCACGTTGTGATTACCCATTTGTTTTTTTTGTTGCGAATCAGTACGAACGGGCCGTTTTCTGATGGTTTCCTGTCTTCGATTTCGAGGTTTACGTTTTCGATTTCCTCTTCTCTTTTCTGGCTTTCGGCAAGTAGCTGATCTCTGAATCTCTTACTCATGTTACTTGATTTTTGTTGATGTTGATACTTCGATTGTGTCGATTTTGATACCGCTTGCTTTGAGATGATGTTTGTGGGTACATCCTTGTTCTATGATCACAGCGGCAGCGGCGCCGATTGCAGCCGCTATTACCGCGATCCACTTTACGATCTTCTTTACTTTTTCATTCATAGGTTTAGTGATAATTGAGTGTTGGTGTTTTCGATCATTACTATTCTTCTGATAGTAGGTTCGTACATTTGTTTGCTTTCGTTGTATAACCAGTCGGCTACTTCGTAGAAGCTGATGCCGGTTCTTTGTGGTTTATGAGTTTCTACGTATTTTTTGTCGTATATCTCCCCATCTTCTGTTATGTAGTATGTTCCTTCGTATTTGAAGTTTCGTCGAGATACTCTTTCGGCACCGATCAGCTTTATTAGATTGGTTGATCTGTCTCCGACGTATCCTCTGGCATTGTGGGTATCGATATCTTGTTTCGTATTAGTACATCCTCCAATTTCTTGATTCCGAATTCTGTTTTCCATATTTCACGAATTAGTTGTTCTTTTCTTATGATTAGGTCTGCATATCCTTTGCATATTTCATTTTTTTCTCTTTCCGTCATACTTTTTGATTGATTGCCAATACTTTACTGCGTTAACATATTCTCTGTATTGTTCTATTGTTTCTACTTTGATAGGAGTTTTGTTGTAGTACTTTACTTGTTTCTCTTCCTTTATGATTCGGAGGGCTTCGCGTTCTTGATCTGTCCATATTTTTTGTTTGTAGTATGTTGGTAGTGCGACTTTTATTCCTGATCCTGTTCTGTATGTTTCTTCCGTGAATCTATCTTGATATTTATGCCTGTTGAGTGTGTTTTTGTTTATGTAGTCTGATCCGATTTTTTTTGAAGTGAATATTTTTCCGTTGAATTCGGGGTTGTCTTCGTCTTTTTTCGTTACGTATTTTACGATGTAGTTTATTGTTTTTGCACTTATTTCATACCCGAAGAATATCCAGCCGTACCCCCATTCTTTTTCGAATTGTTCTTCTGTCAGTTCTGTCCATATAATGCCGTGTAGATGTATTCTCTTGGTATTGTCATGTCCCATTTCTGTGATTAACCAGTGTCTGAGTGGTTTTTTATATTTTTTCCACCATCGTTTTCTAAATAGGCTGATCGCTTTTTGAGGAGCTTTGTTCGGTTCTTTTTCGTCATATTCTAATTTTTTTAAGCTCTCTTCGGAGAATGTCAGTGTCGCAAATATAATGTTTTTTGGATTTGATTTTATTTCTTCCATTAATCTCACTCTCCATTCATTTGCTTTTGCGCGTCTGCATTCTTCGCAGTGTCCGCATGGAATTTGAATCCATCTTAGGCGAGAGTCTTTTATTCCTTTCCTGTTTTCATTCGATTTGGCGTACTTTGGATTCTCGATGGTACTTGGATATAGGCACATTGGTTTTATTTGAAATTTTCCCTCTTAAAATCATTTTTCTTACCATTTTGTTGTTACGGTTTTATCTACTCCTTTGAATTGCATTTCCGGATCGTAATGCTGTGTTACTGTTGTTGAGTTCCTGGGGGGTGTTTCGCTCATTCTTTTTTCCGTGTATTCTCTGATCAGTTTTCCTGTTTTCCCTCCGATCGTTAGATTTCCGACTACTTGTGCTAATTTGATGATTGTATTTGCTATCTCGGTCCAGTATTGAAGCTCTCGTAGTTCTGCGGTTGCTTCTTCGGTTCTTTTCTTTACTTCGAGCATCTTTGCTTCTGCTTTCTGGGTCTCGCCTGCTGCATAATAGTATGCCGCCTGAGCCATTCCGCTGCATGCATCTGCGTTTATCTTTTTGATTTCTGCCGATAGTTTTTCGTCTGCGTATATGCTTTCTAAAGTTTTAATTGCCGCCGTTCCTTCGAGGATCTGTTTTTCAGCTGTCATCATATCGCCTTGGAATGATTCCTCTCCGAATACGATCTTGCCGAATTTGTCATCCTCTATTTCGAAGTATTTAGGTATTTCGATTTCCTTGCCGTCGATCGTTGTTTTTTGTGTGGGTTGCCATTTTACCATCTGATCCCATAGCTGGTTTGCTGTGTCGATGAATCCTTTCCATCCTTTGAACATTTCTTGCTTTACTTCCCATAGTCTTTTATCGATTATCGATTGGGTTTCCTCTTTGTCTTTGCCTGCTTGTGCTTTAAGTGCTTCCGCCTCGGTATTGAGTAGGTTGATTTCCGCTTCGTTCTTTCGTTCGTTCATCCGTACTTGTCGTAAGGACATTAATGCTTGCAGTTGTGCATTAGGATCGGCTGCTACTCCTGCTCCTGTGGCTCCTGTTGCACCCATT